AGTAGCGCGCCCACATGGCGACGGAACGCGGGAGCGGGAGGCGGGTGGCGCTGGTGGCCTTGTAGAACTTGCCGCAGTTCGCCGAGGTGCTGTCGGTCTCGACGTACACCACGTCGTTCTGGGTCGGGCTCTCGGTGTTCTCCACCCAGACCTCGCCCTTGGCCAGCGCCATGACGGTGCTATTGCCGGGGTAGTACGCCTCGTCGGCGTCGATGGTCGGGGCTTCCTGGTCCTCGGCGAACAGGGAGACACCGCGGAAGGCGCGGAGCAGGGAGGTCGCGACGGTCGGGCCCGTGGTGTAGGCCACGGAGGGGACCACGTCGGACTTGTTGGCCCAGACGTCCACCTCGAACTCCAGCCCTTCCTTCTCGCTGGTGCAGACCAGCTCGTAGCCGGTGGCTCCCGCGTTGGAGAAGATCACGGAGTTGGCAGCGGCCTCGGCGTTGAGGATCGCGGCCAGGGCGGTGGTCGAGGCGTCCTTGGAGGTCGCCATGGTGTGCTCGGCCATGCAGACGATCTTGCCGGTGTGCTTGTCCGTGACCCGCACGCCCAGGACGTAGCCGTTCTGGTAGGTGTAGTCCACGGTCGCCACCTGGATACCCAGGTAGGAATCCGAGGCGAGGCAGAACAGCTCGTCGTCCTCGCCGGACGCGAAGCCCTCGACGTTGATGAGGGCCCGGCCGAAGTAGATCGGGTCCGCCTCGTCGGCGGCGGTGACGTGCGCGTGGGTGAGGCGGGCGTCGCTCTCGTCCACGGTGTAGTCGTCGCCCGGGATGCGCCCGGTCAGGGTCAGCGTGTCCACGCCGTCCTCGGTGCCGGTCACGCGGGCCCCGGCGATGGGCTCATCCAGGATGGCCGCGAGCAGACCTTCGACGATGCTGGCCTTGGTGGCACCGACGCCGGAGGTGTAGACGATGGTCGCCCCACCCACCGACACGGTGTAGTCGGTGGAGTCCGTCGCGGTGGCGACGGTGATCGTGTCCACCTTCTTCGCCTGGGGGGCCTGGTTGATGCCGTTGCGGATCTCGTCCAGCGGGTCGCTGTTGACGCGACCGCCGATGACGGAGACGCGGGCACGGTCGCGGACGTCCGAGGGCAGGAAGCCACGGGGAAGGGTCATGGGGGAGCCTCCGATGGTCGAGTCGTCCGATCAGGACAGGTGAGAAGGGTTGCTGGCGGAGATGGTAGCCCTATTCCTTGGCGGCGTCCACGCGAGCCTTGTGCATGCGGCCGGACCAGCCCTGGGGGGCGGGGTCGGCGGAGTCCTTGCGGTCCTTGGAGGGCGGCTCGCCATTGAGGGCGTCGTAGCGGGAATCGCTGGCGCGCGGAAGGCTCTTGAGCGCCCCGGCGACGTAGTCGTCGGAGGCGTCGGTGCGCATGTCGGGGATCGCCTTCTGGGCGATAGCGCGGCGGAGCGCCGGGTTGTCGAGGGTGTCGGTCTTCTCGACGCCGAACCGCGTCGCCAGGGGCATCAACTCGGCGCGCTCCTTGGCCCAGGCCATGCGCGAGGCGAAGACCATCTCCGGCTTGTCGCTGTCGGCGCGAGTCGCGGCCTGTTCCTTGAGGGTCGCGACCTCGGCCTTGAGAGCGTCGCGCTCGCCGGTGATGGAATCGGTCTTGGCCTGCGCCTCGGTCGTCGCCGTCGCGGCGGCTGCCTCAGCGGCCTTGGCCCGCTCCTGCGCGGCGGCCAGCTCGTCACAGGTCTTCGTGGCCTGCGCCTGCATGGCGTCGAACTCGCCCTGGACGACAGCCCGTTGCTCATCCGGCAGCTTGGCGATGGTGGCGAGCAGGGCGGCGACGAGGGACAGGAGGGGGTTCATGGGTCGCTCCTCGAAGAGTGGATCGGAGATGGCGGAGTCTACCCGGAGTCGGAGGCTGTCGCCACCACGGGCGCGCTCGGTGAGCGCGAGGTGATTGTAGCGGCGGTTGCGCTGGATGGCATCGAACCGACCGTATACCGGATGGGTGCCGGGCGTCGAATCGAGGTCGCATTCGTAGCCCGGGGATAACTCGCGGCGGAGCCCGGAGAGCACGTCGCGGACGGCGTCGGTGCGTTGGACGGTCAACTCGACCTGGACGTAGCCGCCCTCGACCACAACGAGGCGCGGGGAGACTGTGCCGACGCTGACCGCCTGGACGTTCTCTGGGGCCACGAAAGAGCCGTCGGCCGGGTGCTCGTTGCAGACCGGCTTGAGTCCGAGGCTTCCGAGCGAGTCGGCGCGGTGAAGCTCCTCGGGGAGCACCAACTCCCTGCGGACGGACCCGTCAGCCTGCCGGTACTCCAGGACGCCGGGCCTGGCCGCGAAGCCGGAGACGAACAGGAACCCCTCGGGGGTCCGCCTCATGCTGCGGAGTGTTCCACGGTCGTAACGCTGCACACGGGTCGGCATCGGTTCTCCTCGGGGGCCAGCGTAGATAGCCGCTGGGCGGCTGTCAAGGGCGGAACGCTATCCAAGGCCCTCGATGTCGTCGCCAGGGAGCACGGCGATAGCCACGCAGCGGCATTGAATCGCCTCGCCAGGATGCCCTCTTTCGCCATTGTCCATGCAGATCGGTGGGTTTGCCCACTCCTGGACCGTGCCATCAAGCTCCTCGTGAAGCTGGCGGACACGCCCATCACGAGACGCGCTCCAGACGTAGCGGGTGATGCCGAGGTTGGCCTGCCGGTCCTGGGTAATCTGCCCGTTGAGCTTTCCGATCTGGTCGCGGGCGATCAACTCGGCGCGGACCTTGCTCACATCAAACCGCTCCTGGAGGTCGGCCATGATGTCGCGGGTCAGGCGCCCCTCGGTGATTCCCTGGGTGATGACTCGCTGCACGTCGGCGAAGTAGCGGTCGTCGATGGTCCTGATGAGCGCGACGTTGCTCTCGACCCAGTTGCCCATGATGAGGTCCAGGGGCGCGAAGCGGTCTACCGTGATGACCTGCGCCACCTGACGCACCACGTCGCGGGTGGCGAAGGTTTCTACCGCATCCCCAATGGCCGCAACCCCGTCCTCCGGCGGAAGCTCCTCCAGGACGGTGCGCTCTACAACCTGGTACACCCGCAGGATGGAAGACAGGTCCTCGGCGGCGGAGTCGCGCCGGGCCCGTTCGTCGATTCCTGGCCGGAGCTTGTCGAGCACTGGCTCCATGGACGCCATGAAGATCCGCTCCAGGGCGGCGGCGCGGCGGCGCAGGAGCTTGACGTACCGTTCTTCGATAGCGACAGGATGAAGCGGGCGACGGGCGCGCATGGCGGCGGCCGTCCTCGGCGGGAGGCGCTTGGTCCACGGTCCGAGCTTGCCCACGGTCAACCCTGCCGGACGCGGACGCCCACGGTTGGCCCGTCGTCGTCGCGCAGTTCGACCACCATCGGCACGAGGCGCTGGCGGAGTCCGGGGGGCACGCCCTCCCACGCCTCGCGGAGCTGCTGGATTGCCGCCTCCAACCTGCGGGCTGCGGTGACGGCGCCGCAGTCCTGGACGGTCAGGCCGAGGTCAGTGACCTTGACCCGGACGCCGTACTCAAGCACCTTGTCGGCCATCACGTCTCCCGCGGTTCGAGGTTCTGCTCCTGCGCCTCGCGGAGGTGGCGCAAGAGGTGGCTCTCCACGCGGTTTCGGAGGGAGGCCGGGGCAAGCGCGGTCCCGGTGAGCGCCCCGGTGATCTCCAGCAGCGCGTCCTTGACGCCCTCGGAGTTGCAGACGAGATCCCCGGCCGTGGTCACGTCGTGGTGGAGGAGGTGGTAGCCCTCCCACGTCTCGGACCTTCCGGAATCGTACCAGCCGAACGCGGCGCGGGCGCGCGTCCAGTCCACGGCGCCATCTGGCCCTGTCGCCCATGCCTTGACCCGCTCCATGGCGGCGTCGTGGTTCCAGTCCACGGCGACGAAGGAGACGGTGTGCGGCGCGGTGACGGTGGCGAGCGCGTTGGAGGTCGCATCGCCCCTGGCCTCCTTGGCGGGCTCGAACAGGATCGGCTCCTCATCGTGCTCCTTGAGCCATACTTTGGCCTCGGCCTCGGTGAACTCGGAGACGGGGAATCGGTACGCCTGCACCACCATGGGGCCGCCCTTCTCAAGCTTGCCGAGGATGAGCCGGACACCGCCCGCGAGATCCTTGGAGCGCATGGAGCCCTCGACGAAGTCGGCCGGGTCGCGCATTCTGGCGGCGTGCTCATTCGGGTAGGGGTCGGTGCGGGTGGCGTCGGAGCGCGGGGCCTCGGCGTCTGGTCCCGTCCGGGGTTCGGCTGGCGAACCCAGGCCTGCGGCAACGCGGCGCTGGGCCTCGGCCGCTATGGCCTGTTCCGCCGCAGCGACTGCCTTCTCGCGGGCAGCGGCTTCGCGCTCGTTCTCGGCGATCTCGGCGTCGGTGAGCGGAGGGAGATCCAAGGTGAAACCGCCGGAACCGAACCGACCGCTGGCCACACGTTCGGGGTCGAGCACGCCCGCTGTGATGTAGGCCACGTCGGTTTCCGCGACCGTCTTGCGGAGGTCTGCGGTCTGCTTGTCGGTTGGTGTGTCGAGGTCCAGGAACTCGATGTCCCATTTCTCGGGGGCATGGCCCTTGAAGGGGCCGTCCTTGGCCGCGAAGACGACGGTATAGAGCTTGACGAGCTGGCGGTAGTAGAAAGCGTTTTGGACCGCGAGGATGACGCTGGCCCACAGGCGGCGGTGGCTCTCGCCGTCGGTGTTGAGCCCTCCTGGGGCGTCCCCGCGCAGGAGTTGCATCGGCATCCCGGAGACGGTGGCGAGCGCCTGCCACGCCTGTTCGTCCAGTTCCCGGAAGCCTGCGATGCTGGAAGCCCGCGTCTCGAAACTCTCGGATTCGTCCAGGAGGACCATGTTCAGCAAGGAGAGCGAGCGCGCCATGGCCCTCATGCGGGCCTGGAAGGCGGAGGCTTCCTCGGAGGCGTTCTTCGCCTCCATGCCACGGACCTTGAGCACGTTGACGCGGAAGTCCTGGGCGACGACAGCCCCGGCCTGGTCTACGGAGGTCTTGTTGCGGATCTGGTCCCAGATCGCATCCAGGATGGGCGCATCCGGCATGGACCATGTCCAGGTCGAGGACGGCGGCAGCTTTGACCCGCCGAAGTAGAGCATCCGGGATGCGTGGATTGCCTGACCCGACTGGAGCGCCTGGACTGTCGTGCGGGCGTAGGGGTAGACGGACCAGAGGCGCGGGGAGCGGAAGCCCTCGGAGGTGACATCCCCCTCGTAGGTCCGAGGGCAGCATTCGTTGGCGTCGAGCACCACGAGGTTGAGCAACCTGCGGACCTTGGAGAGGTCCAGCGGTTCGGACAGGGGCGGTGAACTGGCGCCCTCGTCCACCACCATGAGCACCGTGCTCCCACCGTAGAGCCGGCCCCAGCGGTGGGCGTCGGCGAGCTTGCCCCAGGTGTCGAGGCGCCGATCCTCATCCTGCATGGGCCAGCCCTCCAGGCCCTCGCCGGTCACGTTCCAGCCCCGGCGGGTGCAGTCGTCGGGCACGATGTCGATGACGCGCCGGGCATAGCCGTTGAAGCGGTAGAGGGAGAGCATCTCCTCGGAGGTGAGCGAAGAACGGAACAGGTCTGGCTTTGCCGCGCCCCCCTTGTCGTAGCCTCCGCCGAGCCCGGTCAGGGCGTTGGAGATCGAGTCCCAGCGGGCGGCCATGCGTTCCACGACGGAGGTGCGGGTGGTGCGGGGCATGATGTCGGGCCTCCGAGGTGGCAGGCGAGGAAGTGTGAGGTCAGGGTAACACCTGGCGGGGTCAGCCGTCCGAACCCAGCGCGTCGAGGAAGGACCAGCGCCGCTTGATGTCCGCCTCGGGATCGCGTTTCTGCGCGTCCACCATCACGCGGATCATGGCCTGGGAGAGCGCATCGACGTGGTCTTTGAGCAGACCGAGCGGAAAGGCGGCGTGCTCCTCCACCACGACATCGGCCCAGGGCGTGCCGTCCCTGGCGACGCCGAACCTCGGTTCCGGCAGCTCGATCATCCCGGAGTGCAGCCCGAGGAGGGTGTATTGCGCCCGCTCCTCCTTGGAGCCGCCTGGGTAGTCCCGATCCCCGCGGGGGTTTACCGGCACGATGCCTACCGTGGTCCGGCTCTCGGTCTGGACCAGGGCGATCCCGTTGGCGGCGTACTCGATGAGCTTCTGGCTGGCGGTAGGCCACTTTCCGCACATCAGCCGGAACGCTTCGCGAAGCTCCGGCAGCTCCCACTTGCCGGTGAGCACGTCGAGCAGCCTGACCCGCAGGCCGAGCGGCGTCTGGACCAGGGCCAGGGCCATGATGACGCTGTTCGCGGCGGTGCGGCTTTCCTCGTTGGCGCAGTCCACGGTGAGCCAGACGGCGCGGGCGCCGGCTACCTGTTCCCGCGGGTCGCCTTGGTATCGGCCCCACAAGGCCCGGCGGAAGCTGCCGCCTTCTAGCTGCTGCGGCCACTGGTAATACATACAATTCCAGCGGTGGGCGCCGCGGGCCTTCTCGCGGGCAACCTGCGCGGGCCCGAACCGCTCGGGGGTGAGGAGCTGGCCGGGCTCGGTACGCCAGTCGTCGGGGCAGCGGGCCGGGTGATCGGGGTCGTACTCCATCGGGAGCACGATGGCGGGCGAGCCCTGGCGGATCATCCTCCCGGCAGGGTCGCCGTAGTGGAGCCGCTGCATGATGTTGAGCATCCGTCCGCCGGGGTTGAGCCGCGGGACCAGCGCGTTCTCGATGTCGCTCCAGGTCCGGTCCATGATGCGAATGCTCTGTTCCACGCTCGACCGCATGGCCTCTTTTGGGTCCACGGGGTCGTCCAGGATTAGCACGTCGGCGCCTCCGCCGATGATGGAGGAGCCCATCGGGACCGAGATCCGGTGTCCGCCGTAGTTGTTGGCGTAGTAGCCGACTTGGTCCTGGTCCGGCTGCATGGCGAAGTCGGCGAGCCCAACCCTTGCCTGGAGCCTCCGGTAGCGGTCCGACCTCACCACTTGGCGCATGAGTCGCGCGTCACGGGCGGCGAAGATGTCGCTCTTGGTGGCGCAGATGAACTGGCACTCGGGCTTGGTGAGCCACCACCACGCGGGGCCTGCGACGGAGCAGATCGTTGACTTCGAGCACCTCGGGGGAATGTTGACCGACAGCTCGGGAAGGTCGCCCCGCATCAGGGCCTCCACCCCAGCGCAGACGATGTCGATGTGCCGGCCCCAGATGAGAGGCCGGCGAGGCTCAAGCTCCGGCCAGATGTAGCGGATGAAGTAGGGGAGGAAGCGACAGGCGGCTTCCTCCATCCCGGATGACCTCGCGGATTCGGCCTGTTCCGTGGTCGCTGGCGACCTTCGCCCGGACACGGCTACCCCTCGGCCTTGGTGTCCACGATCTGCCGGCGAGGGGTGGCAGGAACGCGCGCGGCGGCCTGCTCGGCGAGGTACTGATCCGCCAGCGCCTTGACCTGCTCGTCGGAGAGGTTGCGGACGGGGTCGGGCCGGACGGCGAGAGAGCCTTCGATCACCACCTCGCCCCGGCGTGAGTACCCGCGGTGTTTGCCCTTGCACTCCAGGAAGAAGAACGCTGCTCGAAGGTCGCCCTTGCCGATTGCCTGCTTGACCTTGGCCTCGGCCAGATCGAGGGTGTCTTCCACCGCCTCGGCGATCACGTCCTCAAGCTCCGGGTGGCGGGCGCAGTAGTTGCGGATCGTGGCCGGGGAGCACCCGAGCATCTTGGCCGCCAGGGACTTGATGCCAGACGCCTTCCGCAACGCCTCGGCGACCTGCGCTTTCTTGAACCGAGGGGTCTTCGTTCCTGGCATATCAGCGACCCCCGACCACGGTAGAACGTCGGTTTTCGCGAGGTGCCAGGAGCACTTTTCCGGTGTTTTCGCGAAAACGCCTGTTCTGCGCCATTTTCGCGAGGCTCCACAAGACGTTGAGCGAAGGGGGCCTATACGCCCCCACGTCCGCGATCTTGAACGCCTCTCCGTGGCGCACAGGCTGCGTAGTGAGGTCTTTCCGATTGCTGAAAATGCGCGGTATCGGTGTTTCGCTGCGGTTTCTCGTGATATACTGTCTACATCGAAGGAGCCCCACATGCCCGACCGTCCCGTCACCGGAACCCGCGAGTGGGCAGCCCACTCCGCGAACGTCGTCACCGGCTGCGCC